GTTTAAGTTCCAAACTTGGATTTTTGCTGGATTTGGCTTTTCGTTGATTGTTTTATCAATCTCAAACGCAACCCTTAACTGCGTGATACTTAGCGTTTCTTGTTCGTTGCTAATATCTAATTTCCATTGTCTGCCGAACTGTTTCATTATTTAGCCCCGATATACAGAAAGCATCTTGTGCCTAAGTCGTTTGCAGTCATAACATCTAAATCCGCACTGCTTTCATCTTCCATATAGAAGAAGTAAGGCTGAACTGAGCGTAATAGGATAGGTACTCCGCAAGCTAACGCCTGACCTTGGCAGATTTGTCGCTGGGTGACAGGCTCGTAAACATCCATCACCCAGAAATTGCCTACACTATTAAATCTCAACGTTAAGCGGATTTTCCGACCATTAAATTCAAAGGTCTGCTCTTGGTATGGAGACTGTGTAACTGGTATTCTTTGCATCTTGTCACCTATGAGAGAATATTTTTCAA